CCTTTTAACTTGAAAATAAGTCCTCAAAATACAGTAACTACTTCAATGGCTGAAGTTCGCCCGCCACAGAGTGTTGATTTTCTAGTCATTGGTGGTGGTGGTGGAGGAGGTGGTGGTGGTGGAGGAGGTGGAGGGGGAGGGGGAGGAGGTGGAGGAGGTGGAGGAGGTGGTGGTGGGGGGGGAGGAGGTGGTGGGGGAGGTGATGCAAAATCAGAGATATTATACCAATATACGAATTTACCATTTGATACTAAAATTTGTTGTCCAGTTACTTGAGTTACAGTACCAGAATCTCCAGGAAATAAAATACCTAAAGGATTATTTCCTGGCAATTTTACAATACTTCCGAGACCTATTGTATCCTGAAAATTTTCTCTCATTTGGATTTTTGGTAGACATTTCCAGACAATTTGATTGTTAGAGTTTTTATTTGCTCTACAAATCCACTCAACTTTGTCCATATTAAAATAGGGGAATAAAAAAAATTATTAAATATTTAAAATAATTTTTAAATATTTAGGGTGATTTAGCAAAATAAGGGTGGTTATTAGGTAAAGTAGTGTTGACGCCCCATTTCCAAGCCAAGTAGCCTTCTACTTTTTGAACATCACTTTCAGACATAGGACCTTTAAATGCTAATATTTCTCTGTATCTACCAACATATCTTACCCAATCACCATTTCCTTTGGTACCAATTGTTGAAATAGGATCAGTAGCATTTGGTGATAAGTTTAATGACTGAACTAAATTACTTCCATCCGCCTTTACAACTTGAGCTCCAGTTAAACGAGTATAGATATTATTATCAGATCGATAATTAATAGCATAAATTTCAGGAGTTGCACCTGATTTATTATTTAGAACAATATTTTTATCTCTGTCACTGATACGTTGTTCATTAAAATTTGAAGTTGGCATTCTAAACCAAGCGGCATCTTGTCCTATCATATAACGACCATCACCTCCGCCACCTAATAAGATTACATAACGATTTCCATCGCGACCAACTCCTGTACCAGTTACAATGAAAACGGTATAATAAGAACCAGACATCCAACTCCAAGGAGTTTTAATATTATAGAATGTATCTTTAAAATCAATATATGGTTTACCATCGTTTTGAAATGTTGGTACAGGACCGTATCCATTTGATGCTGTTGCATTATTTTTAGTATCTGCTTTATCAGCCCAAGTTTGAATTGCAGTTCCTACACCAGGTGCAGTACCTGTACCAAGAGGGTCACTAGCATCGTACCAGTTTTGTAGACCAGACATTGATGCAATATTAAAAGAAAGAGAACCAGAAGCAGTAACAGGTGTAACTTGTAAATCACTTGCATTATACCAGAATACATTATCTTTATTATTAGGGTCAACAAATAAATAATCTTTACCATCAATTCTAGTAAGTACAGCATCTTTTACAGTTGATAAAAAGCTATTAGAATCACCAGAAATTAATGAAATATTAGGCATATCAGAACTTATACTAGTAGGTAAAGGAATATACTTTTGAACAATTAAAGATTGCATTTGGTTATTCCATTTAAAACCAGTATTTTTACTATCAGTTACTGAAGATAAATCAGGAGTATCATCTATTATAGATTTACCTAATCCAGTAAAATCACCATTTTGATACAAGATAACTTGTAAACCAGAAGGAATTTTAAGAGATTGTAATGTTTTTACACCAATTGTTTTCAATTGAGAGTTATTGTATCTACCAACCGAGAAATAGTTACTATTTGCTCCATAATTAGTACCTGTAAATAATTGAGCAGAATTTACGGTATCAATTGCATAAGGATTTGAAGTAGGTAATAAAGATGTAAGATTCCATTTTACGCCTAAATATCCTTCAACCTTTTGTCTCTCGTCGTCACTTAATGGATTATTAAAATACAAAATTTCACCAATATCTCCTGCAAATCCATTATCTCTCTCACCAATTTTTAACCAATATGCTCCTCGAATAATACCACTATTACTATCGAAAGGCTTACCGTGTATAAGACCTGGAGGTGTTAAAGTTCCATTTATATATGTTTGTATAACATTATTTTTGGTTATAGTAGTAATTGCCCATTTATTTAAAAGATTACCGGGATATACTGAAATACTAGAACCATTATATATAGAAAAAGTTGGAGAACCTATACCAGAATGATTAGTAAATTGAAATACTAAACTACTATCATTATAGGCACCCCAGGGTCCAAGTGAAAATAAATTTGAACCATGCATAGTAAATTCAGTTAAATAATGAACTAAAACTATAGTATAGTTTGGTATTGGTGGATTGTTATGATTTCCATATGCTGCCATAAATTTTTTAGTATTATCATCGTTATTAATCATTGGTACAAATCCATTTAATCCATTTAATCTTATAACTGATAATCCATTTTTAAAATTCTTTTTAATTCTAGGTAATCTTTCTTTTGCTCCACCCCACCTCATTCCACCCATGTGTCCTCCAGGTACACCATCAACACTTTTAACATCATCCATAAAAATATCTTGTTGCAAGAAAGGCATTCTCATCATTTTAATTTGATTCTTTGATTTATCTTTCCAATAAGTAACTGGTTCATTATCATTAAAATTATTATTTCCATCGCCATTTGGGTCATTTGCGTCAAACCATAAAAATAATTTTGAACTTAAATCTGAAGCTAATGTTGGAGGAGGACCACTATTACCTGGGTCTCCTTTATATGGATAAGTTGATCTTACAAAAGGTTTAATAAAAACTTCATAAATTGAATTTTCAATTGGTGTTCCTCCACTCTGGCCACTAAAAAATACTTCTACTGGAACATTTAAATTATCATAAAAACGAGTTTTATCTAATGGGTTACTTCTTCTGCCATATCCATCTCTATAAACTAAATATGTATCTGAATCTGCATTAGCTATATATTTAAATGATACTATATTTACTTTACTCATTAAATAATAACTATTAGGATTTGATTTATTTCTAATAAGAACAAACCACTTTGAAGTGAATTCTTGATATAATTGAACTTCCATAAAAGCAGGTTGAGTGTTTACACCATTTGCATCTACTACAGAAAATCCTAACCATTGATTCCAGGCTCCACCATCTGGCATAAAATCATCACCACTCCAATCACCATTTTTACCTACGTCTTTTCTTACATTCCAAAATTCACCATTGTTTAAATGACTATTGTTATATTGTGGCATATTATCAAATTTCATTTTCCATTCACCTAATTTTGTAAACCCAGTAGTATCCTTACAAAATTCTTCAGTTGGTCCAAAGTTAGCGGGACCGAGAGTAATATCAATAGCCGGAGGGAGTTTAGTACTTCCTTCTAATGCACCAGGACGAGAAGTTGATTCAAAGTGTTCTTTTATTTTAGGGCTGCACATCCACACAATATTATTATTAACAGTTTTAGCCTTACATATCCAATTAATTTTTTCCATATTAAAATATAAAAGAAAATTCTTTTATATTTTTATATTTTTTTGGACCGTGCCCTTACAAACCAAAGGTTTAGATATTTTAAGCACTTGCGTATAAATCAGCAGCATTATACCAAAAAGTATTATCAACATTACTAGGATCGACAAATAAATAATCATCACCGTCAATTCTAGTTAATTTAGCTCCTGCTACTATTGATAAAAAGCTATTTGGGTCAGGAGAAATTAACATTAGTTTGGGTATTGTTCCTGATAAATTTTTAGGTAATGGAGTATGGGTTTGAACAATCATAGATTGCATTTGATTATTCCATTTGAAACCATTGTTTTTTCTATCAGTTATTGCAGATAAATCAGGAGTATCAGCTGTAATAGACACACCTAACCCGGTAAAGTCACCGTTTTGATACAAGAGAGCCTGCATACCAGATGGAACTTTAATAGATTGGAGAGTTTTAGGAGCAATAGATTGAAGTTTAGAACCAGAATATTTACCAACACCAAAAGTATTATTAACTTTTCCAGAACCATAAGGTTTCATATTTTGAGAAGTACTGAATACAAATCCAGCGGGATTAAAAGCAAGTGCATCAGGAGAATTATTCCAAGTAATACCATCTTGACTATATACAGTTTTAAAGTTTTCATCCAGTCTAAAAGCTTGTTGTAAAAACATATGTGCAACAAAATATTGTCCAGTCCAGGTAATGGAACCACAATATGTACATCCAAATGAATCTGAATTAGTTTTTTGCCAATTAGTACCATCGGTACTATAAATAATAGCATGTTTATTAATATTGGCTAAACCTGCAACTACAACTTTGCCATTGGTACATAAACTATATACACCATTTCCGTAAGTTTGAATATCTAATAATTTAGTTGCACTAGATTGAATAGACCAGGTTTTCAAGTCAGTACTAGTATAAATAAAATTATCAGCACCTTGATTTCCAGTAAAAACATAACCTGCAATATACATATTATTAAAGAATACAATATCAATAGTTGAACTATAAGAACGATGTTGACCTTCTAAAACCCCAACAGGTGTAAATTTCTTTCCATCTGTAGACATTGATATTTGAGCATTATCTCCAGCTAAAAATATACCATTTAAATAAACAACACAATTAAAATTATATTCTCGTCTACCTCTAGAAAAATTTATACCATCGCTACTTACATAAGTTCCGCCAGTTGCACGAGCTACCCAAAGACCATTACCATAACAAATACCGAAAGCATTATATTCTTTAGGAAGACCATATGCAAGTCCATTAGTAGGAATAGGACTCCAATTTATACCATCTGTACTAGATAACATACCACATTTACTAGGATTATTTTGAGTGCACGCAATCCACATGGAACCATTATAAGCACACCCAAAAAATTGATTACCAAATTGACTACTGGATGGAGATATTTTCCAATTAGTTAATCCATCTGCACTGTATGCCATTTGATGTGGTTGTCCGTTTCTAGGAGGTACATAACCAACACAAAATGAACTTATTGTAGCTTCTGGAGTAGCAAAATTAGTAGTAGGGAACAACTGAACAGCATTAGTGGGTTCAGAAGAAGATCCTGCACCTGATCCTGTTCCTGCTCCAGGAGCAGGAGCTCCTGGTAAAGGAATATTCATTGAAGATGTTAAATTCCATTTTTGAGCTAAATAAGTTTCTACTTTTACACGCTCGTCATCAGTTAATTCTTCAGGAAAACAGATTACTTCAGCAATATCTCCAGAGAAACCTTGATAAGCATTAGGATTAGCACCTGCACATCCAATTGATAATCCATCATCCCAGCGTCTAATATAACTAAAATCCCATAAATCAGGACGATTTGTAGGGTCATAATTTTGAAATGCCCAGTTTTGATTTACTTGAGTGCCATTTACAAAAATTTTATGACTTGGTTTTTGACTAGATTTAAATTTAACCACACTGGTGATAACCCATTTATTAAAAATATTATAATTGTCTACTAAATACCTTGCTGCATCTTGAGTTAAACTAGATCTACCAAATCCTACAATAGCAGGTACATCTTTAGAAGAACCAATTCTGCAATCTCCTACAGAAAAAAGGACACCATCTTCAGGACCATACTCAGTTTGGTAAGATAGAATAAAAATACTATGACCTTTTAAACTACCTTGGTCTTTAATTTGTCCAACACCAGATGGATAAAATTTATTCCAGTTTTCATCAGCACAAGGACCTGATCCATAAGGTCTAGTAAATCCATTATTTCCATTAAATCTAATAACAGATAATCCATTTTTGAAGCTTGATTTAAGTCTTGGAAGACGATTCTTCCATTTATGAACTATATTACCTTGTGCGTCAAAATCGCCTCTATCTGCAGTATATTCACCATCATTCATATCTAAATTTAGTTTAGAGTCATCATAAGGACATACTGGTGCTCTTACTAAATTAAGTTTATTAGGAGATTTATCCACCCATTTTTTAAGAGGAGTATCATCAGTAAGAGTTGAACCATCACCGTTTGGATCAGCAGCATCATACCATAAAATTGTTTTAGCTTGTAAATCAGAAGGTAAAGGACTAAAATTACTAGTTTTAGCTTCAGGAGTAAAAGGAAAAGTAGGTCTAGTAAAAGGTTTTACAAAGACTTCATATACAGTGCTACCGCCTTTAGGAGGAGGATTTCCACCAGATTGACCATTGAAAGATGTTTCAGAAGGAAAGCCAAATACATCCATAAATGCAGTATTATAATTAATACCATATTTATAAGCTTGTTGTTCAAAAGTTGTATTTTGAATACTAACTGCAGGAACCAAAGGATTGCAATTAAATTTAACTCTAGGCATTAAGTAATAATTAGTAGGTGTGTTTTTATCTCTAATTATTACACTAAAAGCAGCACTAAATTCTTGATATTTAGTAAAATCTTGTACAGCACTCATAAAGTTTTTTCCATTGTTATCAATAGAATTGAAAAATACACCCCATCCAACACCTTCAACTGCAGAACCACAAAAATCTAAGCCTCCCCATTGACCATTAGGTTGAGGTCCATCAATCCACATTTTACCGGTTATACCTTTTAACGTATCGGTGTTGTAACCAGGATGTGCCCAATCAGGTTGAAAATTATATTCTGCCATTTTGTAATATCCTGTAGTATCTTTACAAAAATCTGAGGATGGTCCAAAGTTAGCAGGACCTAGAGTAATATTTACAGGACCTTCATAAAAAGAAGTAGTTCCTTGGAGAGTTACACCAGATGTTGATTCAAAGTGTTCTTTTATTCTTGGGTGGCACATCCATACAATATTATTATTAACAGTTTTAGCCTTACATATCCAATTAATGTTTTCCATATTAAAATATAAAAGAAAATTCTTTTATATTTTTATATTTTTACGGGCGATTCCCTTACAAACCAAAATTTTAAATATTTTTACTTTAAATAATACTAGCAAATTCTAACCATCCACCATTCATTAACACATTTGGTGTTGCAATCTTTTCCCAATTTTTCCCATCGGTCGTAGAATAAAACATATCTTTTGGGTTATCAAACCCCCAATAAAATAAAGCATCGCCCATTTTAAATAACGAGCCATAAGAGTTTGCTGGAGGTTTTACTTCATACCAAGTCCTTCCTGCATCGTCACTACACATTAATAATGTTGCATCACCACCTCTAACCCACCATTTTCCAAAAGCTTTAGTCAAGTTAGAGAAACCAGAATATTTTCCAAGTTGCCAATTACCAGTTGCAGGTGTCCAATTTACTAAATCATTACTCCAAAATAATAATTTTTTACTACCGTCATCACCTTGTTGAGAACAAGATACTAAATATGTATCTTTATCAGAATCATAAGCAATAGAATTAATTCCAAAATAACCTCCGCCTCCTAAACTTGGTGAAGCCTTTGTTACTTTAAAATTAGCATCCAGTTGGTTAACAGTATTACTACCAACTAAAAATTTACCATTTAATACAATAGGTTGAGAACCACCATCGTCACTAATTTTAGTCCAATTAATTCCATCGGTACTGCTATATCTACCTCTATCGTATACACCAAGATATAATTTATTATCATAAGCTACAAGTGATATTATAGCATTACCAAATTTATCAACATCTGGACCAATTGGTTGCCAGTTCTTTAAATCAGTACTACTATACAATACTTGTTTTTCCCACGGACCGCAATTAATATAATAAGTATTATTTAGTTTAGCAACCCAAGCTCTTTCTTTGCTTTTTTTCCCAGGTATATTAGGAACAAACCAATCGGTACCATTCATAGTCATCAATAGACCAGGACTATTAGGATTTTCATTTTCACGTTGTAATCGAGATAAAACAAGTAATGATTCGGTTGATGGAAATTTTAAATCATTTTGTGTATACCACCATATAACATCAGGGGTATCAATACGAGCAACTAAATATGGTTGAGAATCAGTTGCTACCTTTATAATTGTTCCCTCACTCCCGTCTGCTAAAATACCACCAGTTGAGACATTTTTTAAAGAGACTTTAACTCCAATCATTTTATCGGAGCTTGATTCAAAGTTTTCAATAGAATCAAAATGTTCTTTTTCTCTAGGACGACAAGACCATACAATAGTATTATTAATTGTATCAGATTTACAAATCCAATTAATTTTTTCCATATTAAAATATAAAAGAAAAGAAAATTCTTTTATATTTTTATATTTTTTATGAGCTGTAAAAACTAGTTTATCTAAATAATTACATAATAGAAACTTGAGATAAGAATCCATTATTCATTAATAAATTTGGTTTAACAACCTTTTGCCAATTTTTTCCATCGGTCGTTGAAAAAAACATATTTGCTGGGTCATCTTGTCCCCAATAAGTTAATATATTATTAAAGTAAAATAAAATACCGTAAGAATTTACTGGAGCTTTTATTTCATTCCAAGTTTTTCCTCCATCTTCACTACAAACTAATAATGATGAATCGCCACCAGTTGCCCACCATTTCCCGAATGCATTAGTTAAATTATAAAAACCCGCATATTTTCCAGTACGCCAAGTACCAGTTGATTTGTTCCAATTTACTAAATCATTACTCCAATAAAATAATTTAGCTTGAGGATCACCTTGGTCTGGTGTACTACAAATAGCCAGATATGTTTTTGTATCAGAATCATATCTTAAATGATTAATTGAGGAATTACCACCAGCATGAAACATTGGTGAAATTTGTTTACTAGTATTTGTAGTTTCGTCAAATTGACTAATTGTATACCTGTTAACTAAATATAAATTATCATTTATTATTCTCATTTCACTTAAGTGACTAGCGTACATATCAATTTTAGTCCAGGTAGTTCCATCGCTAGTGCTATAAAATCCACGGTCGTAAACTGCTACATATAATTTATTTTTAAAAGTAATAATTCCCATTCCACCAACATTCTTAAATATATCATTTGGTGCTACGACTGGTTCCCAATTTCTAGCATCGGTACTACTATATAACATTTGGGGTCCCCACATACACGCATAATACTTATTATTTAGTTTAGCACCAATTCTGACCTGGTTACTGTTATTGTATGTTCCCCATACTTTTCCTGCTATATTAGGAACAAACCAATCAGTACCATTCATTGTCATTAAACACCCAGGACTATTAGGATGTTGGTCTGGACCAGCTAATTGAGATAAACAAAGTAATGTTTCACTTGAAGGAAATTTTAATTCATCTTGTTTATACCACCATATAACATCTGGGGTATCAATACGTGCAACTAAATAGGGTTGAGAATCAGTTGCTACCTTTATAATTGTTCCCTCACTCCCATCAGCTAAAATACCACCAGTTGAGACATTTTTTAAAGAGACTTTAACTCCAATCATTTTATCGGAACTAGATTCAAAGTTTTCGATATTTTTAGGACGACAACTCCAAACAATATTATTATTAATCATTTCAGATTTACAAATCCAATTAATGTTTTCCATATTAAAATATAAAAGAAAATTCTTTTATATTTTATATTTTTTTAGCAAAATAAGATCTAGAGATTTTAATTATTGTGAAATCATACTTACGGGTCCATTCCAATTTAATGCAACAATAACTGAAAAGTCTTGTGAAGCTGATATAGCAAAATTTGAACCAGAATAACTTGTTTTTTTCCAAGTTTTACCTAAATCTTTACTAATATGAATTTGGCTATCACCTCCAATAACTATAGTAGAACCATCGCCTGATACTCTTAAACAACGACTATATGGTCTAATGGGAGTTGGTAGTTGCTCCCAATTTTGTCCTGTATCTTTACTGACTAAAAAGTCACCACCTCCACCAATTGCTGACATAATCTTACCGTCAGAAGAACAAGCTATCATTTGCCAACCATTGTTAAATCCTTTTTTAGACCAAGTATTACCACCATCAGTACTTACATATATAAAACCCGGATTTCTATCTAATCCATATGCAATGACTGCAACAATAGAACCATCGTTAGAACAACATCCCCAATTCCAAGCACCACTAATTTTATCACCACTACAATTAGACCAACTATTACCTTTATCAGTACTCTTTAAAATTCCACGACCTTGGTCAGTAATATACATTATTGAAAGATCTAAAGAACCGAAAACACCAGCAATATATCCACTTACTGCAGGAGCATTTGATTTATTCCAGCTTCCACCCATATCAGTAGAAGTCCAAAAACCGTATCCATTATTAGCACTTGCTATAATAAATGATGCATCTTGATTAATTGCAACAGATAACCAAGGTTGAGCATTGTTATTAATATTTTTCCAAGTATTACCTGAATCTTTACTCATCCATACATAATTGTTATTATTATTTAATGCTACAATATATTTTCCATCGGCTGATACTGCTGCATCTATCCAATTTCCGCTAGGAAGAGCTGAAACATTAGTAAAATTTGTTTTAAGAGTCTTAGGAAATGGTGTGGAACCAGAAGGAGCAGCAGATTTAAATGGATGATTATCGGGTAAGTTAGATTGTAATCCCCATTTCCAGGCTAGGTAACCTTCTATGATTTGAGATTGAGTAGTATTCAATTGAGAATCAAATGCTAATACTTCAGATATACTTCCAACCAAATTATTACCTGCATCATTATAAAATCTTGAACCTAATTGAAAATAATGAGGATTTTGATTCCAAGTATATGAATTAGTAGACATAATTTGTGTTCCATTACGCTTAATGTAAAAATTTTTTTCATCAATTGACCATTGCATTAATAAAAAATTAGTTGATGTTTCTGCAGAAGAAGCTATTGCATTGGGTGTTCTAGTAAAAAAACTAGAACCATTGTGCCAATAATTGCGTTTATATTCACCAAAAGTTAATGAATTAAAATCATCAGCATTTTTTGCTGCAAGACCACAAATATCAAATGGTCCATTAGTATCATTAACTTTTACAACTATATATACATCAATTGGATATGGTAAAATATCTTTCGAATTATAAAGAGACCTGTTAAAATTTAATGAGTTAGAACTAGTAGTATATGTAGCAGCTCTTTGTGCTTTCATATCATTTTGTTTACTAGATTTATCTTTCCATATATCAATAGAAGTTCCATCGGCAGGTGGATTACCATTATTTAATGGGTCTTTACCATCTAACCAAAGTTGCATACCACTAATATTTGCCATACTAAATGGAGGGATAATCTGTAAATCACCTGCATTATACCAAAAAAGATTATCTTTATTATTAGGGTCAACATACAAATAAGACTTGTCATCAATTCTAGTTAATACAGCTCCAGAAACAGCTGTCATAAAACTATTTGGGTCAGGAGCTACCAATGATATCTTAGGCATAGAATCGCTGATACTAGTAGGTAAAGCAACATAGGGTTGAACAATTAATGATTGCATTTGATTACTCCAATTAAATCCAGTGTTTTTAGAATCAGTTTCTTTAGATAAATCAGGAGTATCGGCAGAAATAGCCTTACCATAACCAGTAAAATCTGCATTTTGATATAAAAGTGCTACCAATCCGGATGGGACTTTGATTGATTGAAGAGCTTTAGGTCCAATCTTATCAAGTTGAGAGCTGGTATATCTACCTATACCGAAGGAACTGGAGTTACCACCGTAATTAGCAGCTGAGAATAATTGAACGGTGTTAGATGTAGCTTCAAAGTGTTCTTTGACTTTAGGATGACACATCCATACAATGTTATTATTAACAGTTTTAGCCTTACAAATCCAGTTAATGTTTTCCATATTATATATATAAAGCTTGAAAATTTTTATATAATTTAATATAATGTCAAAAACAAATAATAATAATAATCTAAAATTAGAACAAAATGGAAGAGTATTTCCAAGTTGGATTATGAAAAATTTTAAAAAATATGTATTACCCGAAGTTATTAGGAAAGAAGGTGAAGACCCTTGTAACGAAGCTATAGAAAAAGGAAAATTAACCACCTATCAAAAATTTATTGGTGAATATTTAAATTATCGTTCTTCTTTCCGTGATATCTTACTTTACCACGGGGTAGGCGCGGGAAAAACTGTTTCAGCCATTAACGTTTATAATATTCTTTATAATTACACTCCCAAATGGAATATTTTTATTTTAATTCCCGCAGCTCTCCATAATGACCCTTGGTTAAAAGATTTAAAAATGTGGTTAGCTAAAGAAAACAGCGAAGACAGAATGAAGAATTTAATTTTTATTCACTATGATTCTCCTATAGCTGATAGAGATTTCTTAGATAAAGTTAAAAGAGCCGATAGTTCTAAACAGTCTTTATTCATCATTGACGAAGGTCATCGTTTTATTAATAACGTTTATAATAACATTAGTTCAAAAAATGGCAAAAGAGCTCAAGTTATTTATGATTATATTCAACAAGAAAAGAAAGAAAATCCTAATGTGAGAGTTATGTTATTGTCTGCAACTCCCGCGGTAAATAATCCTTTTGAATTTGCTTTAATTTTTAATTTATTAAGACCTGGAACTTTCCCAACTAGTGAAGCTATTTTTGAACAAATATTTATTTCATCTACTAATTTTCAATCCCTTAACGAAAATACTAAAAATATGTTTCAAAGAAGAATTTTAGGTTTAGTCAGTTATTATATTGGAGCTACTCCAGATAAGTTCCCTTCCAAAACCATTCATTACAAAGCTATTACTATGGAAAAGTATCAAGAAACTGTTTACAATCATTTTGAAGAAATAGAAGAAGAAAGAGAAAAATTAAATCGCAAGTTATCCAGAGGGAGAGTTGGCGAAGAAATATCAACTTATAATGCATATACTCGTCAAGCTTCTAACTTTGTTTTTCCTCATATTACTGATACCATCAATGGAGAAGCTAGACCCAGACCTGGGAAATTTAAAATTAAAATAGAAGACGCTGAAAAAATAGACGAAGGTAAAGATATTAGTAAGATTAAGGAAATGAAATTAAATGATAAAGAAGCAGCTGCTTATGATGCTGCAATTAAATCTTTTGTCAATGGATTTACAAATTATTGCAAGGATTTTCATAATAAAGATAAACAAGCAAATTATACTTTACAAGATGATATTAAAACTTGGAGAACTAAATATAATTCTAGTTTTTCAACCTTTTTGGAGAAGGAAAATAAAAAGTCAAAATTATTTGACGTATTAAATACTTGTTCTCCTAAATTTATAACTTGTATTTTTAATATTTTAAAATCAAACAGCCCCGTTCTAGTTTATTCAAATTATGTGTTAATGGAAGGATTACAAATTCTAAAAATTTATTTAGGTTTCTTTGGGTTTATTGATTACCACAATGAAAACAGTGAAAAATACGATGGATTTAGATATATCGAATATCACGGAGCAATAGATAGAGAAATTCGTGAAGAAAACAAAAAAATCTATAATGATAAAGAAAATATTAATGGAAAGAACGTTAAAATCATTATGATTTCTCCAGCAGGTGCTGAAGGTATTACTCTTCATAACACTAGACAAGTTCATATTTTAGAACCATTTTGGAATGAAGCTCGTATTGAACAAATCATGGGTCGTGCAGTGCGTATGTGTGTTCACAAAGATTTACCAATGGCTGATAGAAAGGTTGATGTTTTTAGATATAGAATGATTCGTAAGAGTGGAAAGGAAACAGCAGATGAAAAAATGGAAAGAATATCTCGTAAGAAAAATAATTTGTTAATATCTTTCATAGAAGCGGTTAAAGAAGCAGCAGTTGATTGTGAATTGTTTAAAGCTCACAATATGATGGGTTCTAAATACAAGTGTTTTCAATTTAATGAAGAATCATTATTAGAAAAGCCAATTGGTCCTGCATTTAATGATAATTTAGAATATGACCAAAAGATTGATAACGGTTTAAATGCTAAAGAATCATCTAGAATGAAAATTAAAGTTCGCAAAGTAAAAGCAGTTAAAAAAGTAGAAGATAATTTATATTCAGAACCAGCAGTATATTGGTTTTATGAACCATCTGGAATGATTTATGATTTTGATTTATATTTCCCAATTGGTAAGGTAGATAAGGATGCAAATGGAAACTCTATTAAGTTAGATAATGAGACTTATGTAATAGGGGATGTAATTGATATCCCAGAGTTTAAGATTTATTCAGACTAGTTAGAATTTACAAAGTAAATTCTAATTTAGTCTACTGAGCTTTGCTGCGATATATGATAAAGTTAATTCACATTAAACCATTAGTTTAGAGTTAACTCTAATCAGAGTTTAATTTTAAGTGCTATTTATTTAATATTTCATTTCCAGAAGTATTATCAAATCTAAACACGGGCACTTTTCCAGGAGTTCCTTTAGGACCATAATTAAAAGTTATTTGTTTTCCAGCTTCTCTTTTCTTCTTTCTTTCTAAAAATGCCATTCTTAAAGGGTCTTCAGTTGACCCAATACATTGCAAGGTAAATTCTTGAAAGGGTGATTTATCTAAAATAGTAATATTGTGAGAATCTAAATATGCTAATCTAGCCTTTAACAATCTAGTTATCATAATCATATAGTTTCTTTCTTCTACCTTGTTTCTTTGGGTTTTAGCATATTGGTAATCAATTAATAAGTATAAAAAGATTAATTGAAAGGTACCGAAAAATACTTCCTTCTTTTCTGAATAATTATTAACTATACATCTATTATTGTGTCCATATAATTTAAATACACAAACATCTTTGTAATAATATTCTGTATGTGCATCATAAAATTGAAAGTATGGGGTAAAATGTTTTATAGTTAGTTTATCTTTAAATTCATCTTTCAAAAACTTTCCAACTTTTTCATTATCTTCTTTATAATTAATAGAAACAGCTTGATAATAAGTAAAATTATCAAATTCTAAATTTAATTTTACTTTCTTTACTAGATAATTATAAGCGTAATGACCAATTACAATAAAATCAGAATGATGTAAGACTTTATGTCTCACAAATCTTTTAATAAAATTTAAATCATCTAGTTTATTTGGATAACTTGGTCTATCACTTTCAAAAGAAGAATCAAAAGGATAATATCTCATTAAAGTACTAAAACGGTTAAATGTTTTATCTAAACGAAAATAAGAAGTTAATGGATCTGAATAAACTCTAAATGCATCTACCAACATAAAATGTGGATGAGTAAATCTTAATCCTTTATCTTCTATATAAGTAAGATTATCATAAACATTTTTAGGCATATAAGATAAATCACAATAGTTTTGAAAATTTACAAATATTTTATAAGTTTCTGGATGAACGCCATCCTTACCTTCCACGTGTGAGAATCCTTTAGAATGTAATAAATCACACAATTCTACAACATCAGTTAATGGTTCATGAGAATAAAATTCAATATCAGCTAAATCAGTATCTCTATAAAAGGTATCGTTTTTGTTTTTCATTTTAATTAATTGATTTTGTGCATATCCACCATAAATAATTTTTTTCTTTTTCTTAATATAATCTAAAATATTATTGTAAACATCTTTAAATTCAGATAATGTTGGTTCTAAAGTATCTAATTTCTTTTTCATCGCCTCTTCTTTGATATCATCCATCCCTTTTTTAATAACTTCTAAATCTATATCTCTATACATTATAATAATTAAAATTAGAAATTAAATTTGTAATTCAAATTCCATTTCAAAATCTTTATTATTTTTCTCAAATGTCTTTTCATAATTATTAGATGTAAACATATCATAATTGTTTTCTGGTTTGACTTTTTCATATTCTTCCATAAAAGTTTCAAATGATAAATTATTAGCTTTGGTTAAACTATCAAAAATAGGAAACTTTAATTCAAATAGTACAGGGATAACAAAATTAGGATTCTTTTCTTTTTCTTTAGTAAATAAATTAAAAAGTTTTATATCTTCATTGTATAATTTATTCTTTTCTACCATTAGCTTTTTGTCATATTTTATTTTATTAATATCAGTAACTACATCTATTTTTTCTTGTGCAATCTTTTTATAACTTTCTGAATTAAATAATTCATCTAATTTTTTCCCTTTATCTTTATTTGATTCTTTTGATTTTTGCAAAGTTTCTTCTTGGATTTTATGAATCTTTTCATGTGTGTTTTTATTAAATCCCACTTTACAACAACTATTCATTATATATTGTTCTCTTCTTAGATTTTCTTCCTTAAAAAAGTTATTTTGAATTCCTCCTTTAATAAAAGTATTAAGTGCATTTTCATTGTCAAAAATTCCTAACAGATTATTATTTAAATATAATACAAAGGCCATATATTAATTAAAGATTATTATTCTTTAATTAATTTATTAATTATTTAGTTCAAAAATTTTGAAACCATTTTCTAAATCTTCTAAATTTATTAATTTTTTTATTATATTTTGATTTGTAAATAAACGTCTACTATGAGTTCTTTTGCATTTTGTAAATAAATTTTCCATATCTCTTCCGTAATATTTAAAATGAGAGTAATATTTTTTGAAGAAAGTAAAATTAATATCTGGAGCTAATACCCAACCAGCCTCCGTTACAATTTTATTAAATATACTAAATAATTCTTTTGGTGAATAAGGGTCAATTGTAAATTTAATATGAAATCTTGATTTTAATCCTGAATTATAAGAAAAGAAACATTCTTCTACTTCTTTAGGATAACCTGCCACGATACAAATAAAGTCATTTTTTAATTCCGTTAACTTTAGATTTAATGTATCAATTGCTTCCTTAGAAAATGAATCACTCATATATCTATTACCTAATGAATAAACTTCATCAATAAACATTACTCCTCCTTGACAAGATTCAATCAATTCTTGTGTTTTAATTGCAGTTTGTCCTAAATATTTTGCAACCATATCAGCCCTAGATACTTTTTTAAAAATATCATTTTTTAATATTCCCATACCCAAATATATTTTTGCTAAAATTTTACCTAATTCAGTTTTTCCACAACCTGGAGGACCTTGAATTACTGTATGCAAAAAATCAGTGTTTTTATTATCTAGATTTTGTATATAAAACAAGATATGTTCTACAATATCCATTTTAACTTGTTTCATCCCTATCATATTATTTAAATCTTCCAATGGTCTTACTAAATCATTTACAACTTTTAAATTAATATTGTAAATTTTAGTAGGGTCATATGATCTTCCCAGTTGAATTAAATCAACAAGATTATTAATTTTAGAAATAACTATTTGTTCTTCTTTAAAAATCGTTGCTTCTAGTGGTATTAATGCTGGGTCTGTAAATAAATAATTTAAAGTATCCTCTTCGTCACTGTCGATTATGATTACCGGTTTATATCTTTTCTTATTTGGTGATCCGGAATCAGGTGGAAGAGGTCTTTTTTTATCATCATTATCCATTAATCTTATTAAATAATATCTTTTAAAACAATTTTGTTAAATTTTTTTAAAAAAAAATTAATATGAATATGAATATGAATCGCCAGTGAAAAAATTCTTAATTCTCATAAATAAATAATATAAGAAAAGTGCTAATAATACATACCATATATAGTGCACATATTCCTTAGGAATACCTGTTAACCCTGATATTGCAGATTCAATTCCATTACCTATTCCAGAAACTACACCACCTATTGCGCCACCTATTGCACCACCTGCACTTACACCTAAAGATGCTACTGCATCGGGTAAACTTTGTCCAGTAGTAAACATATAATAAGCTAAACCGGCAGCACTAAGTGTTAATAAAGGATGATCAGCTATAAAATCACCAGCTTGACTTAGAAGTGATTTTTTTGTTGCTACATCAGCAGGACTATCTGTACGTTTTATAAAATCAGATTCTTTCATTTTATTTAAATTTTCAACTTCATCGGCATCTGAACCGGGTGGTCTTTTAGTACCCTTTTTAATAGGGCGACCAGAAGAATCTATATCACGAATAGGTCTTGGTGAAGAAGGATCTGTATCGTGAACAGGTCTTGGTGAAGAAGGATCTGTATCGTGAATAGGTCTTGGAGGAGTTGGTTCGTGAACAGGTCTTGGAGGAACTGGTTCGTGAACAGGTCTTGGAGGAACTGGTCTTAGAGGAACTGGTTCGTGAACAATTGGACGAACAATTGTAGAAAAAAATTCTGTTAAATTTAAAAACATTATTATATTATATTATAAAATATTTTTATTAATACTTTATAATGCTTTAATTATCTTCTTCACTAGTATTCCTATTATAATATTTATATATTAATACTGCAATAATTAAAATAAATGCAATTAATAAAAATAATTTAAAATAAGCTGAATAATCTGTTTTTTTACCACTAATATTTTTACCACTAATAGATGTTTCAGGTGAATATTCACCTGAATAATTTTGTTCGCCAGATGTTGGATATTCATCAGTTGGATATTCATCAGTTGGATATTCATCAGTAGGATATTGATCAGTAGGATATTGATCATATGGTGCAACAGGTGGACTTCCCATACCAAACATAGAATAACCCATTAATCCAATGCCAGCTAAACTTAACATATCTGACATATTCATACCTCCTAAACCTCCTCCACCTCCAGAATCTGGATGATTAGTAGGATGGGGTTGTGTTGGATTAGGTCCGTCAGGATGGGGTTGAGTAGGATGGGGTTGAGTTGGATTAGGTCCGTCAGGATGGGGTTGAGTAGGATGGGGTTGAGTTGGATGGGGTTGAGTTGGATGGGGTGGAGGTGGAGGTGGATGAGTTGGATTTGTAGGTTTAGATGGTTTTGAAGGTGTTCTTGGACGGAATCCACGGGGCATTATCTTTATATATTAAATTTAGATAATTATTTATAAATTAAATAAATTTTATATTATATATTAATATGAAAAAATCTATAAAATTAATATTAATAGTAATTGTAATACTTATAGTTGGTATTATATTATTTTTTTTAGCTAATAATGATAATATTAATAATATAAATTCTATTACCAAAAAAAATACAAAAAATACAAAAAATCTAAATAATCTAACAATTCCAGAAAACAATTCAGAAACAATAGATGAGGATGAAATTAGTAAACTATTAAAAGATCAACAACTTAGAACTTGTGGTTCCAATGGAATACCTCCTTGTAAAGATGGTGGTACATTAACTAATATACCCGATCCACAATATGTAATTAGTAATTATAATTCAGCTTTTTCAGAGACTATAAACGGAGAGGTTGGTGCTGCAATGGTTGCTTGTTGTACTTATGAATATAATCCAACTATTAGTGATTCAACCATAATAGATGCGATTGTTATAGCTGGTTTAGCCTCATTAATGGACACAATGATGAATATAACAGATTTAGTACAGATGAGTTTCGACGCAGTAGAACCTTTACTAGGCAATCACACAAAAGTGATGAATACAAATAATGTTAAAGCAGCCAGAACCAATATAAATAACAATATAGAAAAAATAAAAAATACAGGAACTAAAGAAATTAATAAATCTATAGGAACACAAAATAATAAATTCGATGGAAAAATAAAACAATCATCTCAAATTAAAATGGAAGTTGAACATTTTAACAAAGGTGTAAAATTAACTCACGATAAAATAGATATAAGAACACAACAAACTAAATCTTTTACAAATGTGAGATCAAATAGAGTAAATCAAATGAATTTAGGTAAAGAGGCAATAGAAGGTACTAAGAATGGACCTCAGATTTTAGAAAAAAAAGGACTTGGAATTGGTGGTAGAAGTTCAGCAGGAACACTTGGTCGAAATGCTGCAGATATTGCAGTTAGAGATACTATTGATGACACTGTAAAAACTGGAGTAAGAGTTGCATCAAAAGATACCGCTCAATTAGCCGCAAAATCAGCTGGTAGATTAGCAGCTAACACATCAACTAGAATAGCTTCTGGTTTAGGTTCTGGTTTAATTAGAGGCGCAATAGCTTCATTATTTGAGCCTTTGGCAATTATAATGGGAATAATAGATCTAATAATGGCATTTATGCCAACGTATACATCTGAAACATATGAATTACCTAATGATACCGCGAGTTTACAAGATTTAATAAAGTTTCGAGATGGAGAAATAATAGCATTTAATAAATCGAAAATTAATGCAGGGTTGCCTTTACCTAGAATTTCTGGACCTCTTGATCATTTACCAATTTATCCTACTGGAGACTTAGATATATATAATCCAAAAAGTATTCAAGAAATTTATCAATTACTACAAACAGAATATTGTGTAAGTTTTATTAGTAGAGCACTTGAAGAAATTAAAAACTTTGACACATTTAGTCCAGCTGATAGAATAGCTATTGTTGATAAATTAAGTATTTTTGCAATGAAATATTTTGATACACCAGCTGGAGAAACTTATTTGGACCAAAGAAGTTGTTTATTTGTCAAAGGATTAAATATTAATGGAATGTGTTCTTGGCCAAATAAAGAAAAATGCGAATCTTCATATAATTGGGAAAAAATTGCAAAGCAACTAAAAAATCCAGATTCATATCAAAATGATACTCAAAATGATATAGATGTAACTTATGTTGAATGGCGTCCCGCTTATAAAGTTGACCCAGCAACTGGTAAAGATATTATTACTGGAATTGAACCACCTTCTGCATGTATTCAAGTAAATCCTAATATTAAATATGAATGCTCTGTCACGCCTGGTTTAGAATACAAACAACATATTCAAGCTTGTAGTTATAAAAAGTCATATTGCTGCGAAAGGGGTATGAGTTATTTACCAAATGAACAAGGAAAAGAAATTGGTACATGTTATGCTGGTTACGTAACAGAAAATTGCGTAAACTATGGTGCGTATGGTTCGCAGAGATCGTGTAACACAATCCATTCACCTATAGTAGGATGTAATTAAAAACATAAATAAAAGTTACAGTAAAATTGGTATCTTTTTTTAAAAACAACCAGGTGGATAGTCTGGATAAAATAGGTTCTAAAGTTTTTTAATTAACATCTCTAAATTAGAAATAATCAGAAAATCCAACTCCATTAATTCTTCCTTGATTTAAATCATAATTAATTACTAAATCAAATAGTAAATTTTTACAAGATTCATCTAAAATTAAATTTTTAAAATTATATTTTTCTGTAAAAATTTTCAAACTGTCAATAGTATTTTGCATTAAATAAATACCAATACTATTATTATAATATTTATAATGAAACATCATATTAATTGGATTAGGATATATTTCTTTTAATTCATTAATTAATTCATCTTTATTTAATTTATAATTTGATAAAACTTTTTCTAATTCATCGTAATTGAAAACTCTTGAATACATACTTTCTACTATAATTTCATTTTTATCTATATCATAAGTATAATTATAATGAGTAGTGTGATTTTCGTTTGCTAATACATATAAATGTAATTTATTATTAAAAGAAGAATCTTTTAATTCTAAATCAAAAGAAATTAAAACAATATTATATTTATTAAAAAGATTTTCTATATTAGTATTTATTTTTTGATCAAATTCATTTAATATAATATTTACATCTTTTTTAAATTTATCGTAATTAACATTAGAAAAATTTGATTCATCTACATTTTTACTATATAAATAAATTTCAATTCTATAATTACCATCTTTATTTTTAATACCATAAACAATATTTTTTCCAGTTTTGTTTCTTATATTTTTTAGTTTATTTATTAATTCATCCTTGGCTCCAATAGATCTTAACATTTTTTCAGAATGTTCAAATTTATTTTTAAAAAATCTAGATTTAAGTACATTATAATCAGAAGGATGAATCACAATATCATTAGAAGGATTAATTACAATATCATTAGAAGGATTAATCACACTATCATTAGAACTGTAAGATTTTTTTATCGAAACGGAATCATCTACATTATTAGAATAATAAAAATTATAAATAAAATACAAAACTAAAATTATTAATAAAAATATTAAAATTATATACATTTATATTAATACTGAGATTTTTTATAATTAATTAATTTTTATTGTATCTTTCTTATAAAAAATTGCAAGTTAGAAACAAAAATATAATCTATTCAATAATAATGAAAATTATTGCTTGGAATATAAATGGGATTCGTTCTTCTATGAAAGGTAAAGAATTATATGATTTAATTGAAAATGAAAAACCTGATATCATTTGTTTTGGAGAAACCAAAATATCTTGTCCTTTTATTGATGTTCAAAATGAATTGAAAGATAAAATAAAAGGATACAAATATAGATATTGGAGTCCTTGTAAAACTAAAGGCGGTTACAGTGGTACTGCAATCTTTTGTAAAAAGCAACCAGATAGTATTATTTATGGATTAGATGATATTGATGAAGAGGGTAGAGTAATTATATTAGAATTTGAAAAATTCTTCTTGTTACACGTTTATACACCAAATTCAGGAGAAGAATTAAAAAGATTAGATTACAGAACGAAAACTTGGGATAAGGAGTTTAGAAAAAAGGT